CCACGGGTGAAGCTGCTCCACAAACTATTGACATTTCTATCCCTACTGATGTAGCACAGCCTACAGAACAACCTGTAGAGGAAGATCCATACGCTGAGTTTCGTAACAACCCTGACTTTGAGTTTCGCAACGGTAAGCCTTTTTACACAGTAGAAGCACAAAGGCGTGCATCCGGTGGTGGTCTCCATTACTTTGGTACGCCTCTGGGGCAACACTTTACTACGCTGTCAGAGAATCTATCTGCCCCTGGTGCAGGTCTTATTAACTTTGGTATTGACCTTGTAAACAAAGTTCCTGGTGTTAATCTACCTAGAATGGAGTTTGAAAACCAGGCTGCTAACGCTGTAGCAGATGTTTCTGAGGTTATTTTGCCTACGATTCTGCTGACTGGTGCTGGTAATAGCATTGGTTCTGCTGCTCACAGCCGCGTAAACTGGCGGCTAGGCAACGAAAAGTTTGTACAATGGTTCTCTAAGACTGGTATTGCTGCTGGTTCTGGTGCACTTGTAGACGAGATTGCCCTGCCACAAGAACGGGACGACAACGCACAACGTGCTATTCGTGACTTCTTAGAAACACCTGAAAACGAAAACCTGTTTGGTATCTTTCCGCCTGACAGGGCTACTCAAGACGGTGATAGCACAGAAGTCAAGCGGTCAAAAAACCGTAACGAAAGCATTGGTCTTAGCGTGTTTTCTGACATGGCTATCGGTCTTGGTGCGTTTCTACGTAACCGTTCTCAATTCCGTGCTGCTGCTAGAGGTCCGATCCCTCGAAACGAAACTGCTAAAGAGTTCTTTGCAGAGACCCGTATGCCACCTTCGGCTACACCCGGAGATGCCATGCTTAGTTCTGCAATGAACCGTGAGTATGACCTAGATAACCTTGGTGCATATAATTTTAGCAGAAATGTAGACTTTGACGGTCCTCAACTGGGAGTACATGACCTGTATGACTACACTGAAGAGGGTCTACGCTCTGTTGATAACTACGATGTAGCCGGTGCTGCTGTGGATGTTGTTCGTATTGAACGTAACATTGATGGCACGCATGGCAGATTAGGCAGCATTGTGTCTGACTCAGCCCTAAAATATGGACTGGAAGCAGATCAGATGCCTCGTCGTGGTCTTGTTAATGAAGTAAAAGACAGGCTCCGTCGCTCTGGTAAATACGACTACGACACTCCACGTGGGATGTTGAAGTTTGAAGAGGTTGATGCAGCCGGTCAACGCCTGGCAGCACAACTGGTTGACCCGGCGATGAGTGTGGACAAGATGAAATCCATGCTGCGTGGCTACGAAAACATCATGGATGGTGTACGTAACCTAGATGATGTGGGCTATGCTGGTACCTTCAGGGCTATTAAAGGCTTGATGGATGACTACTACAACATGGATGCGCTAAAGGCATCTGCTTATCTGCAGACATCCATGGCTGGTCAGGTTGCTGACATGGCAGAAGGTGCTCGCCTGATGGAGGGTACGCCTGCTGTTATGCGTGCACAAGAACAGATCCTTGATCGCCTTGAGTTTTTGATGGGTGAAAAGGCTGTTGCTTCGTACGTACGTGGTCGTGGTCTTAACTTCCTTAACATGTGGAAGCGGCTTACAGCATTTGGTAACCAACAGAAGCTAGCTGAGCTGGCTATCAAAGAAGATGTAGCATTCAAAGAAGGTCTACAAAAGGCATACCAAAGCGGCAAGCAAACACGGCAAACCATAGAAGCTATTTCTAAGGAGCGTCCGCAGATGCTTGAGCCGTTGATTTTGGCGTATGAGCTGACTGACGGCAACGTCAACAGTATGCGTGCGTTGAATGAGTACATGCTCAACAGCACTGGCACCCTTAGTAAAGCCTTTGCTGATGGTAAACCTGACATTCCTTCTGAGATTGTACGTGGTGCTTACAGCACGTTCTTTAACAGCCTGCTGACCTCTGCGTCTACACCGCTCAAAGCTGCATGGTCTAACGCTGTGCTGCTGGTCGAAAAGCCTTTGACTATTCTTGGTGGGTCTATGACCTTGGCAGATAAGGCTTCATATCGACGTGGTTTGTATGCACTGGGTGCGTGGCAAGACACATTGGCTAAGGGCATGAAGCACATGGCTTTTGTGTTTAAGAAAGCCTCTATGGATCCCACGTCTGTTGAATATATTATGCGTGGTGACCTTGCTGTTAAGAATCAGCAACGGCTAGACCTGCTGCGTAAGTTTGCTGAGGCTGGTGAAGCTGAAGGCAACAGCGGTGCTTTGGCATTCTACCACCAGCTCCAAGCTCTGCACGACCTGGGCGACAGTCCTGTGTTGCGGTTTGGTGCTAATGCTATGACAGCTTTTGACGGATTTAGCCGTGCTGTTGTTGGCAACTGGGAAGCTAGGATGAAAGCCTTTGATGATATTACTGATGGTGGTAAAAAACCGTTTAGTGAGCAAGGTGCTAAAGAACTAGCAGAACTGCACTACAGGCAGATGTTTGACAAGAATGGTATGATTACAGATAGTGCTGTAGAATATCAGTCACGTGAGATTGCAATGAACCTTGATAGCCCAGCTATCGATGCAGTCAATGCTTTGATTGCTCGTGCACCATTGCTCAAGCCTTTTATGTTGTTCCCCCGTACGTCAGCTAACATGCTGAGTATGGTCAACAAACACTCTCCTGTTGGTATTTTTGCTGCTGACTATAACAAGATGGCATATCGCCCACGTGATAGTTTTAGCGCAGACGAGATTCGTAACATCTTAGAAGAACGTGGTATTAAGGTTGACCGCTATGCTGAGGTCAAGTTTGACCAAATTCGTGCAGAAGTACGTGGCCGCAAGGCTATCGGTACCTTGGCTGTTATGTCTGCCATACCGTTGGCGATGTATGGTATGTTGCATGGCTCTGGTACTTACAACCAAGCTAAGCAACGTGTACGTACTTTGATGAAATGGAAACGTGACAGCATTAGAGTTGGCAACCGTTGGATGCCGCTAGAACTGCTAGGACCGTCTGGTGAAATTATGAAGCTTGTAGCCGACATTGCGGATAACTCATCCCAGCTCGGTGAAACTGCTACTGAAAACCTGCTTAACAAAGTTGCATTTGTTATTGGTGCTAACCTGACTAACAAGTCGTTTATGCAGGGTCTTGAGCCTTTGTTCTCCATGTCTGGAGGTAACGAGGCTGACATCCAACGCTGGATGGCTAACAACGTCAACGCTGCGTTCCCCCTGGGCGGTCTCCGCAAAGAGTGGGGTCGCATCTTGACGCCACAACTACGTCAAGTCAACATGGAAATGATGCAACTGTTGCGTAACAACAACAACATTGCTGACTTTATTGACCCTGAAGGCGCACTGCCTTTGGCTAAAGACTTCCTGTATGGCGGTAACGTAGGTGTGCCTGACAACCTGATTGAGCGCATTCTAAACGCAGCAACTCCGTTCAAGTCATTCCCCGACATGAAACCGGAGCAACAGTTCCTTGTAGATATTGGTTACGATGCACGTCCTACTTTTGTTAAGAGTGAAGGCGGTGTAGAGTACACACCAGAACAACAAAGCGAACTGCTTGGTCTGATGGGTGAGCAAGGGTTCTTGCTAAAAGACATCCGTAGGATTATGAAACTTGCTGACGAGATTGGTTATATTGAAAACCTCCAAGGCACTAGCGCCGATGACATTGACGCTCAAAACTTTGGCGGTATTATTGACCAGCTCGACCAAGCTTTGCGTGATGCCAAGAGGCGTGCTGAAGCAAGCTCTTCGTTTGCTGATGAAATTAGCGAACAAGAGGCGCTACTGGGATATAAAGAAGGTCTCGAACAACGTGGTGACCTTGACGAACTACTTAAGTTTAACTCAACTACTCCGTAACCTAAATGGCTACAACTCAAAATACCTACACGGGTAACGGCTCCACCACCGATTATTCGATTACATTTGAATATCTTAAAGACGCTGATGTCAAGGTAACACTTGATCATGTAGCTACAACTGCATTTACTCTTCCTAACGCCACTACTCTTAGGTTCACCACTGCGCCTGGTAACAACGTTGCCATTCGTATTTTCCGTGACACTGATGTTGATGCTGCCCGCTTTGTTTACTCTGCGGGTTCAGCTATCAAAGCTGCTGAGCTAAACGAAAACGCAGACCAGGCTTTGTATGGTTTGCAAGAAACTGCTAACACTGACGACATTACGGACGAAGCTGTTACCACAGCCAAGATCCGTGATGGCGCAATCACCACTGCAAAATTTGGTAACATTTCTATTACGACTGCTAAACTGGCAGACAGCAGCGTAACAACTGCAAAGATTGCTGACGACGCAGTTACCACTGCTAAGATTCTTGACGACAACGTTACAGCAGCCAAGCTTGCTACTGACTCTGTCACTGCAGACGCTATTGCTGCAGGAGCTGTTAATACTAGCGAGCTGGCTACTGACGCTGTCACTACTGTCAAGATTGTCGATGATGCTGTTACTACAGTTAAAATTGCATCTGGTGCAGTCACTAGCGACAGCATTGCAAACGGCACGATCCAGACTGAGGACATTGCTGATGTAAACATTACAACAGCTAAAATTGCTAACGACGCTGTTACCGCAGCTAAACTGGCTGACAACGCTGTTGTTACTGACAACATTGTCGATGCAAACGTCACCACCGCTAAGATTGCTGACGATGCTGTTACCACAGACAAGATCGCTGATGCTGAGCTGGTAGAGCTTGCCACCATGGGTGGTAACACTGCTTCTGCATTGGCTGACCTTACACAAGCTGAGGTGCAAATCCTTGACGGTGCAACGGTTACAACTGCTGAACTCAACATCCTTGACGGCGTTACTGCTACTGCCACCGAGCTAAACCAGCTTGACGGCAACACCTTGAAAACTACAGGCACTGACTTTACTTCTGCTAGTCAGTTCCCGGCTGCTTCAGAAATTGACGCACGCATCACTGCACGTATCGATCCTCTTGGTGGCTTTGAAGCTATTGCTGACGAAGATAGTTTTCCGGCTACTGCACCCCCTGAAGGTACAGTTATCAGTATTGCCAACGCTAACAGCCTTGCTGTCAACAGCAGCGGTGTAGGCGCTGGTACACGTGCAGGTGGTAGTGACGCTGTTGTTATCAACGGCTTCCCATCTACCTTTAATAGCACGTCACTTGACGATGGTATTGGTCTTTTGGTTATTGCCACAAGCACTGCACATACCTATGACTTTCACCGTGTCGTAGCTAAGAACGAAGACGTACGTCAGCTCAGCTCTGACATCAACGACTTCAAAGCACGGTATCGGATTGGCTCGTCTAACCCGACTACTGACAACGATGCTGGTGACCTGTTCTTTAACACTGGCACTAGCAAGATGCTGGTGTACAACGCAACCTCTTCTGCTTGGGAAGAAGTGCAGGCTGTTGGTGACTTCTTCATTAACACCCTTAGCTCCTCTAGCGGCACTGGAGGCGGCTCAGCGACGTTTAACGGCACTGCCTATAGGTTTACCCTTAGCAACGCTCCAACGTACGCACAGCAGCTTCTGGTAAGCATTAACGGCGTTGTACAGAAACCCAACA